TCCATTAATATTTTCGATTTCATACCCTACAGCACCGCCCATGATTTAATCCTCTATTTTACATTTAATAACAGTGTGGACAGTCTCCCACCCATATTTGCTTAATTTCCGTAACCAGCCGGGTCTCACAGAGAGGCCCCGTAGTTCATTACAGCCATGCTCTCTTGCTATGGCCTTAGCCACCTCAAGGAAGCGTGGCATCCATTCATCTAAATCTCGACCCCCAGTAATAGGGATAAACATGGCCTTGGTGCCTGTCTCAAAGTTTCGCACCTCCATGGTATTGACAGCCACTATATCAGTGCCCTTGGATATAGTTATGAGTAGCGCATCCCCTCTCAGGAGGCGGGCCTTCACGCTATCCAGTGATATCTCACCATGAGCCCGGTCAACCACTCTCTGTATGTGCTCTATGCATCGGGGCCATATTACCTCAAGGAGAGGTATGGGCACTGCTGAAATCATATAATCATCGGTATCTGCCATTATAATATCCTTACTAAACTTCCTGAGAACCTGCATGTGGGGCTTGCCTCAATCTCTAGCCCTGACCCGCCCGCTATGTAAGCCGTTACGTTAATGTAGTCTGTTGTCCCGTTCATGTACACCAAAGAGGACCCGCCTACTGCTATACTGCCCCCGTCACCACCTTTAAACTGTGACAATATACACCCGCAAGCGCCACCATTCTTTGAAAAACCCACTATCATTTCTGTTATGGTTGATGTTGATGCTGCTGACACCACCGCATTGAGCTGATAGTATCCTTCCTCAGTGGGCTGGAAAGTACCTGTAACATCATCAAACAGGTCGTGAGTGTCTGCCTCCTCAGAGTCATACACCACAGTGTTCCACTCCCCTGAAGTGAGGCCAGTCTGTGCAGTTTCTACTACGGCACTAAAGATGGGGGTATCTCTGCTGGTCAGGACCTTATCCCAGCCGTCGACTCCATATATCCATAGCCCTGCAGATGTAATGATGCCATCCACTGTGTCTCCGAAAAACCTGACCATTCCAATGTACTCTTTTTCAGGTCTCGCGTAAAGCACCTCATAGTCGCTTGACTTCTGCAGCTCCATGTTAATGGCAATAGCCTGTCTTGCAAGCCACTCAGAGAGAGGCTGTGGGGTGTCTAAAGGAGGCTGTTCTTGTGGTATGCCCATTATCTAGTTCCATCCGTCACATACTCAATGTCCATCCCACTGAAAGTCCAGTTCCCCGGCTCAGAGGAAGATATCCGCCATGCGTGTAGCTCACCTGTTGAGCGTATGTCCACTTTTCTGTCCTGCCCCGGGGTGAAGGTCACAGACGGCTTCCATAAGATGGGGCCTCCTGCATACTCCTGAGAGCCCAGCTGTATCTCTACCGGCTTGGTGCCCTCCATATGGGGGTAAAGTCTTGTTATGGTAGTCACTTGGTGGTGACCCTCTAAAGGGAAGTCGGTACGCTCAATGACTGACTCTGTTGAGCCCTCATTCTCTACGACACCATCTAGCTGGACTACTGTTCCACACTGCTGGACACCCATGATGAAGTCATCCAGAGGGGTTCGGGATTGTGAGCCCCACACACCTACCTGTTCATCCCACGTGCCCTGTATGCCTTCTGAGGCCGGGGTAGGGACCTCACCCCCCGGTCCACCCCATGAGCTTACTGGTGCGCCACGAGCACCATACGCTGCGAAAGACACGTTAGGAAGGTCTCTAATAGCCCATGTGTCATCTCTCCAGTTGTAGATATACGCTATGTTAGGGTATATAGCACCATCCTCTGGAACGCAGAACCAGACCTCTTTCATGGCATTATTAACCACGGAATATGAGCGGGTATATACAGCCGCGTTCATGTTGGATGTCAGTCTGCGTCTCAGGCGCTTGTGGATTAGTGACTTAATGGAGTTACCATCATTGGCCACGATATCACCATCAGCCAAGAAGAAATGTGTCCCCTTCACCTCAGAGATACAGCGCTTTGCCAGCAGGCCCACAGTGGACGACATCTCTCTTATTCTGAAGACAAAAGCGTCCCCGGTATAGTCCATGATGTTGATTGCAGACTCACTATAGACAGCAAAAGCATCACGAAGGGACATCCCGTCGATAATGCCACCAGAGTCCCCTCCCAGAGAGTGTCTGCCTGCCAGCATAGTCTTATCAGTCTCATCCCATGTCACCGGGATGCTGTTAGAGTCTGCAGGGTGAGACCACCTTAGGGTGTCCGGAAACTCATCAGAGTCTTCTACCAAGTTCATGGCTATGAGGAAGTTTTTATGAGACCGCATCACTTGGCATGTGTACCCTTTTACGGCCCAGCTATCGGTGTCATCGAAAGGCAGGTACACCATATCTGTGTCCGATTCTTGCGGGCTCCAGTACTCGGGGTATGCCTGTGGATTATTGATGATAGGGATTCTTCCCAGTCGGCATCCGGTCCAGTCCAGCTCTTGATACTCTCCTATGCTGCCATACCCTGCGGAATTACTTATATCATGGAATGTGGTTCCATCGAATGCATGGACTGCTGTCCTGCCTGCAAATAGCCAGAAATCAGTCTCTCCGGGTACATACATCATATACCCCGGGTTACAGGCTACAGGGTCGGTGTCCCATGTAGAGTATCCTCCGAATGAGGCTATCTTATCATTTAATACTCTGAAGTTTTGACCAGACGTCAGAAATTTAGCATCCAACTCCCATGGAGAGATGTCGGAGTTAACCCCGCCCAGTGCTATATCAGCTATGGTCAAGACTGGCACGATTTTTCTCCAAATTATCTATCACTTTTAGGGCTGCATCTTGGCGTCTACTATTCTCATTTCTCAGAGATTGCACAGAGGCAGCTACTCCTCGGCTGGTACTGGACATCTCTACCTGCAGGATAGGCATCCAAGCCAGTGCGCATCTCCACTGGTCATGTGTCTCCCCTGAGGCATCCCGGCCCTGCATCTCTACATACAGGGCGCAGCGTTCCACAAAGCCCTCTTTAGCTTCCTCACACTTATGTCCAAAGGGGCAAGATATTCTTGTTTCCATGGTTACACCTTTATAGCCAGAATCATATCAACATAGTTAGGAGCCCATGAGAAGGCATCAGTATTGCCATGGTTATGCACCTCGCCGCTACCTATTTCTGTGGTGTCATATTGGGTAGTGTTGCCTAGTATGTAACTGTCACCAGACTCAATCCAATCCCCGCCACCTTTATATTCTGCTTTATTATGCACAGTAACTTGGTGTTTGTGCGCAGGCAGTTGTGCCTCGGTAATAGCAAGGTCACCTGTAGGGTGAGCATGGTCATGTGCGGTAGGGCTATGACCATCATCCTTGTAGCCGCCACCGGACGCGCTAACTACACGCATCATGGCGTCAGGATGGGCAGTCACTTGCTCCCACCCATCAGGAGGGGAGGCTTGAAAGAGTGACAGCACTGTGTCTACAGGGGCATTCAGGGATGCCTCTAAGTCATCTAGCCGTAAACCAATGGCATCGAACTGGTCCTGCGCATTAGAGCTCAGGCCTTGGATATAGTTGAGCTCCGTCTCATTTGCTAAAATAGGGGTTGCAAAACCATCACCCAGCTCCCCGGGGAAGGCTAATTTAAGTACTTTTTTGATTAGACGAATGTGGTCATCACCACGATTCACATCGTCCCCTGAAAGCGGATAAGTCTTAAAGAGTTCACTTATCACTGTTGCTACTTCTAGTCCCATTTACCCACACCTCTTTTTTGTCCAGTCAGAATCTGGACTAGTTTGTTTATCCCATGTGTCCTCTTCAATAGAGGCATCATCCCAGCTTACGCCATTCTCGTCTGCCTTGCTCCATATTGTGTTACACAAATTGTTACCATATGGATTAGGTGAGTCACACTGCTCTATACTAGCAAATAGACTCGAACCAAACAAGAACATACCGAACAGTGCAGCCGGGTCTTGTGTGCATATATCGACGTGTGCCTGCTGCACAAGGTTGAATTTAGGGGAGCTTACCTGTGAGACACTCTCCACATTTTCGGCAAAAAGCGGTATTGTACCCGGAGGCACATCAGCAAGAACCGGGTTGCTGACTTCTGAAGCACTCTCAGTGTCACTGGCATCCAGAACATGCACTTGCCCCAGAGTCGGTGTACTGACTTCTGAAGCACTTTCAACATCATTAGCATCCAGAATATTGGACTGGCCGAGCCCCGGATTAGAGACCTCAGACGCACTCTCAATATCATTGGCATTCAGGTTATAAATCTGTACCAGAGTCGGTGTACTGACTTCGGAGGCGCTCTCAACATCATTGGCGTCCAGAGCATGAACCTGCCCCACATCAGGGTTGCTGACCTCAGAGGCGCTCTCCACATCGTTGGCGTCAAGAACGTGAGCCTGCCCTATATCAGGGTTACTGACCTCAGAGGCACTCTCGATGTCATTAGCATCCAGAACGTGCTCCCCCGCCTCAATAAGAACCGGGTTGCTGACCTCAGAGGCACTTTCAACGTCGTTGGCGCTAAGAACATGAACCTGCCCCAGCGCCGGATTAGAGACCTCAGAGGCGCTCTCCACGTCGTTGGCATCAAGTGTAGATATCTCGGCTAAAACAGGGTTACTGACCTCAGAGGCGCTCTCCACGTCATTAGCATCAAGTGTAGATATCTCGGCTAAAACAGGGTTACTGACTTCTGAAGCACTCTCAATATCATTGGCGTCCAGAACATGGACCTGCTCTATGGCCGGATTAGAGACCTCAGAGGCACTTTCAACATCCTCAGCATCAAGATTGACCGCTCCTGCAGGAACGTCTACCAGAACCGGATTAGAGACCTCAGAGGCACTTTCGACATCATTGGCTCCCAGCACATGAACCTGCTCTATGGCCGGGGTGCTGACCTCAGAGGCGCTCTCCACGTCATTAGCATTTAGTACATGAGCCTGTCCTATCTCTGGAGTAGAGACCTCAGAGGTACTCTCCACGTCGTTGGCGTCAAGTACATGAGCCTGTCCTATCTCTGGAGTAGAGACCTCAGAGGTACTCTCCACGTCGTTGGCATCAAGCGTAGATATTTCAGCAAGAACTGGGTTGCTGACCTCAGAGGCGCTCTCCACGTCGTTGGCATCAAGAACGTGAACCTGCTCAATTACCGGATTAGAGACCTCGGACGCACTTTCAACGTCATTGGCATCAAGCGTAGATATTTCAGCAAGAACTGGGTTAGAGACCTCAGATGCACTTTCGACATCATTGGCATCAAGGACATGGACCTCTGCAAGAACAGGGTTGCTGACTTCTGAGGCACTTTCAACGTCATTGGCATCAAGGACGTGAACCTGTTCTATTACTGGATTAGAGACCTCAGAGGCACTCTGGACGTCATTGGCATCAAGAACATGAGTCTGTTCTATTACTGGATTAGAGACCTCAGAGGCACTCTCAATGTCGTTAGCATCCAGCTCATCTACCGCGCCTGAAGGGGCTGCAATAGCCCATATGAATGCCGAGTAGCCATCACTATTGTCCGTCAGGACATTGGCGTCTAAAGTGTCCCCAGCAGTGGCCATATCCTTGGAGCCAAAACACCCAGAGGTTTCACCGCCGCCGCCTTGGTCTGTTGTGGCTTCACCAGCCTCAGACCAGCCCGTCCCTGTCACTGAGTATGGTGTGCCGTCACCGCCATCGAAGGATAGGGCATACATCGCCAGACAGTCAGTGACTGTGGTGGTGATTCCCGGGATTTCTACAGTACGGTCGCCCTGAGTAGTCTTCCCATGTATCCCTGTTCCGACCAGATGGATGGGGTCTGACGTATCAACGCCGGACACCCGGACCATCCACCCGACAAGCTCATCGGCGACGCTACTATGAGTGACTGTGGTGTTACCCTCACTACCTGTCGCTATCTTCCAGAAGACATGAAGCCAAGTATCCTCAACGCCGCCGTAGCTGTACAGTGACGTATAGCCTGCAGGGGTATCGAATAGTGATGACGACTCATTATCAGCATCATCCATTACGATGAGCAATAGGAGGTCGTTAGCACTTATCCCGGTAGGTGCTGTTAATTCGATACTGGTGACTTCACCAGTCGAAATGGTGGACGTGAAGCCCGATTCTAGTACAGGGACAGCCATTGGCTAGTCTCTTATGTTGCGTTACGGATTGTAATATCAATCTCATCTAGGGTGAACGTGTTACCGTCTGACACACCCTGCGTGGCTGATAAGGCACCAGCCGCCACTAAGACTGCTGAAGCATCAGATAGTGCCCAATGTGAGGCAGTACCGTCGCCGTTCACAGCGCCATCAGTGATTGCTGGAACAACGACCTTACGGCCATCGGTGTCACCATCTTCAGGGACGCTTGTGTTAAGGCCTTCCTTGAAACCGAGTGATACGCCTGCGATTGCAGCATAATCCGCTGGCTCAGACGAACAGATATCTATACGTGTACCATTGACATCTGCATAATCCAGACCCCCGTCGAACACTTCATCATTAATGTACGGCATTGTCTATTTCCTCATTTTCTTCTTTAAGTAATGATTGCTCGAACTTTGCCTCACAATCGGTTAGTGGAGTTTCTTCCATAAGGTAAAACTCTAAAACGTTAATTCTGTCACACAGCTCCATTAGCTGCTCTTCAAGGTCCACGGGGGCAGAATATGCTTGCCCACAGTGTGCCAGTGATGAGGCCAGAAAGCCACATATTATAAATCTATACACGGCCACCCCTACCCGTTTCTGTGAAGGTCAAGACTCTCATCGACCTCTTCCTCTAAGTCATCCATTCGCATATTCAATACCCGGCATCTCTCATCCATTATGGCATTCCTGCTGCGGGCCTGAGTGCCTGTGTATCGGTCCTTGCTCCGGTCGATAGCCAGCTCTTTCAGGTTGGTTATCTGGGTAGCTAAAAGCTCCAGTTTACCTGTCAGTTTAGCTGTGCTTACCTGAGTGGTTGTTTTCACATCGGCTAACAGCGCATCTTGACTGTGTGAGTTCATCAACAGCCATGACATCAAGCCAAGAATGCCTGCACCCATGGCGCCGACCATGTACCTCATCCACGCAGGGGCTGATTCACTTCTAATCACGTCTCTAACTTCCGCCTTTGTACACATCTTAGTTTATCGCCGTTAGAAGGCCATCAACGAATGTCATCGACGTGGTTTCAGCCTTCTGATATGTTCCCGTTAGTCCGTCATCAAACTTACCGTCGACATAGTCTCTGCGGGTCAAGTGGTCGTCTGCATTGGGGGTAGCTCCGTCTATAGTAATATTACCATCATCAGTAAGTGTAAGTGTGCATTCATAAGTGCCTACTGCATTTCTTCTTTCTAGCTTTACATCCCCGGTCGAGTCTGTGACTGAAAGATTGCCCTCAACCGCCGGGTTACCTTCGCCGCGTAGTAGAACAGAAGCCCTACCACCAACTAGATTTGGTTGTATTCTTACGTGTGCATATGCTGAATCTCTTTCAACCTCCAAGTTTCCATTAACCCGAATCCCACCCACTATGCCTGTAAAGATATAATCCCACAGTTCCTGAGTTACAAAAGTATCATCAACATATTTTTTGTGGGTCAAGTGTTTGTCGTTAGTGGGGACAAGAACATCTATACCAGTCAGGGTTACGTTGCCATCTTTTATAGAGACAATCGTTTCAAGATTCTGGTCATACCCATACTGAATTATATCAATAGACTCTTCATCGTTTACCCATCTAACTATCCCGGCAACAGACTCATCAGGTCTGAGAAAGAAGAAACTGCCGTCCATGATTCCATACGCTCTGATAGCAAAGACGCCAGAGCCCCCAGAAGTACCATCCCCTATTCTGACGCTACCAGAGATAACTCCCCCGTCCTTATCGTACTTAAGGGCATCTGCCGCATCAACATAGTCTGTAGTCGCTCTGAGAGCTATTGCATCAGCGTTATCAGCAATGTCCGCTGCGTTAGCCTCTATCAAGGCAGTGTTGGCTCCGATATCCGACGTGTTAATAGCGATGGCATCCGCATTGGCCTCGATATCTGTGACTAAGGCGTTAAAGGCCACAGTATTAAATGCACTGGCAACAAGACTAGCCCCTGATAGGTTTATAGGAGATGGATTATTGTCATCATAAACGTTGTTGACAAGGGTGGCCGTAACCGTGTCACGGGTTATCTGGTTGATACCATTGAACGTGCCAATACCTGCCTCTTTATTTATCCCATCTTGGATAGAGTAATATACTTGGCCGGCGCTCAGTGAGTCTCTCCATCGAGCGAGACCTAAATCTGTGCCAATAAGGACTAAAGTGTCTGTCCCCTCTGTTGCGCATTGCTCTATTGTCCAGTTTCCTACTTCAGGCATTATTGTGTCCTCGTTCTAAGTGGTGGTCCTGACCATCTGTCTTTGCTATCAGCAAGGTCAAGAGCTGCTATGGCCTTGTCAAATCTGGCCTCCCAGATTGTAACGGCTTCGGCATTTTTCACAAAAGATTCTATTTCAACCATCATGGCTGCAATGTATATGTCGGGGTAAGTTTCGCTAACCCAGTTTGACTCGATAATAACACCATCCAGAGGGGGCAGCTTCTGATAGTAAACCATCTCAATGAGCGCCCCTGCATCCTGAATAGGCAATAGGTGCAGGTTTCCGGCCAGTATCGTGTAATAGTAATTAGTTGATTCTTCGTAGTTGTAGATGATGTTCATCTGAGATGGGGGCAGGTACTCCAGAGGATGTCGAGTACTCCCTATCTGCAGCTCAGCATCACGCATGCCACTGAAGTCAGGAGGGAGAGCGTAGTATTCTTTATCGGTTATAGTGGACACCGTGGCTCTGACGGTCATCTCACTGACCCTCAGGACCCGGTTTATCTTGGACTCAGACATTTTGAGGAAGACATCCACATTAGCGTTTATCTCGGAGTCGTTCCGGTCTGCATACGCCTTAGCTGCTGCAACTATTTCAGTGTAGTTCATGGTTACCGGACGCCTTTATGAGTAAAAGAGTAGTGGTTGAGGTCCGCATCAATACGTGGAGCCCCACCCAGCATATCCCAGAAATCGTGCAGCACGTTATGAGCCTTCTTAGCCTCTTTGCCCTGCAGGTAAACTGGACCCTTAAATACATTGAAGTCCCGGGCTAACCGGAACTTGTGAGCTGATTCAGGGTGACCATACTCGCAGCGAGGGTCTCTGAATGCATCGCCATCCGTCAGGTCATAGCCCAAGAACTGTGCATACAGCATCAATATTGGGTATGCCTTGGTGAACTGTTTCTGCCTATCAGATAGTCGTTGTTTCTTAGCCATGGGTCCCTCGTTAACTTGTTAGCGTGTATGTCACCGTAGAGCCGTTTGCTGCTGCAACACCTGCAGGAGGCACCTGAGAGACCACTGGGTCCACTGTACCGATTGCAGCAGGGACAAACCCTGCGTTGGTGATAGCTGTGATAGCATTGGCTGCAGTCATACCTACCACGTCTGGCACAATCGCAGTGAGCGCTTCGTGGCTTATGTGGTCCCCTGCAGACTTACTCAGCCCGGCGATTCCAGCATGTTTTGTGAACCGCTTGCCTGTTATGCCTTTGGTTCTCATTAGCAATAGTGGCTTCATGGCAGTCTCCCTTATGCGGAAATGTCGCCAGTGTCAGCACAGCAAGTGCCTGTTAGTGGACCCCCTGCCTCTGCGTGTGCGGCAGTCCAGCCAGCATCCCATGCAGTCTCGGCTTCAGAGCCGTCACCATCGTGGGGGTTGCCTGTAATTGGATATGCAGCGGCAGTGCCCTGCGCCCTAAATGTGACCCCTTCACAGAATGCTCTGCTTTGATGGGGTAGTGCGGCGTTATGGGTTGCGGCACCTGTACATAGTTTACCCGGCATATCAGTCTCCTTGCACCATACAGGCTCTGCCTTCTGGTGTTCGTAAAAATCGGTTTAATTCGTTTGAGGCTATTTCATTATCTTTACAGTTTAATTGAAAGCCGTCACGTTGTGCTTGTTCGTAAATAATGAGTGGGATAGAAGCGAGCATACGCCCCCAACTACCTCCCTCAGATTCGTGGCCAAGGTCTTTAAGTACTCCCGGAGAATTTCTCAGGCGAGCATTGCGGTCCAGTATCAGGCTTTCTGAGGGTTGCGTCAGCTTGTGCGTCAGAATCCCCGTGTGTTCCTGAAAGTGGACCTCACTCCTAAAGACCTCATCCATTAGACTTTCTCCAAATAGTCGGCCAGACAAGAGAACTCCGCCGCTGTGGCGATTCCTGTCTTATCTTTCTCAATGGAGCCATGGGTAAGGTTAATGCAGCGTTTGCCAACATTCTTAACCTTGATTTTATCCCACGAGTTCTGAACCTTTTTAGGCTTAGAAGTCTTTTTTGCATCAGGGGCCGGAGCCTTAGGTGCATCAGGGGCTGGGGTTGGAGCTGCAGCAGGAGCTGCAGCTGCCGCTGGTGTAGCGGCAGGTTTAGCTTGTGTCATGTATTACTCCTGTTAAGCTGTCATCGCAGCAGCAAAGTCAACGTCGCCAATGATACCCTGAGCTTTCTCAGTATTGACGATTAAGGACCAGTCAACCAGCATCTGACGACGCTCTTTCTGACCCAGCTTAGCTAACTCATCAGTACGATAGCCCTGTAAGAAACATAGGCTTAAGTACTCAGGGTCTAAGATGAAGACATCAGCAACATCATCAGAAGCACCAGAGTCTTTGTGAGTGCGCTGAATACGGTTAGGAACCATAGTCAGTGTACCGAAGTCGGTAACAAACACATTGACAGAACCAAGGGCTGTGGCCTTCTCTGAGGACTTACCTTGGTCACTCATGATAGTACCTACACGAGCCGAACTGGTGAACAGATACTCAGAAATCTTCCGAATAACTGCCGGGGTAGACATCAACTTAGTGGGGTCACCACCTTCGTTATAGATACTTTCAACAGTATCACGAATGTCAGACTCGGTCAGGACCTGCTTAGTAGTCAGGGTACGCGCAACAGTCAGCTTAGTGCCTAAGTCAAAACCACCTGCTGTACCGTTGATATGACTGGTCTCAATCCATGAAGGAAGACCACCTGCCTTACCTACGACTGCAGTCGCATTGTCGTCAGCTACAGACGCCTGATTAGTCAGGGCAATAGCCTCAACATCTCGGCGCAACTCTTGCTGTCGACGCATTAACTGATAGCTAAGCTCACGAGCACGACCAATGGTGTTGGACGCATTGGAGCGGTAGGTGACTTCGACCACTTTATCAGAAATCTGGTGGTGATTGCCTACACGATGGCCAGTGGCAGTATCGTTACCTGCTGCATCGGCACCATCGCCAACCGCGTTAGTGATGTCTGGTGCTGCCAGCTCATCGACGGTCCACTCTTTGTATTCATTTTTAGCACTACCAGTGCCAACCATGTCAGTGAAAGGAAGAGGGATTTTGCTAATATCCCAGATTTTGTTCATAACGTCTTCGCGGATTAAACCGCCTGCTGTGACCGCCTTAAGGTCAGAAGATGCTAAGGCTGTAGTTGTAACGGCCATGATTTATCCACCTGTTAATAGTTCGGCTACCGCATCGGTCTGGAGCTGTCGCTTGTTTGCTCCGGAAGCACGTTTGGCTGCCTTAGTTAATTTTTCGAGTTTTGAAACTTTAGGGGCTTTTCTTGAGCCTCCACGTTTCTGCATTTTAGGCACCTTGACTACTTTCTTCTCTGCAAAAGACTTACCTTGGCGATAGGCTTTGGCATCTTTAGCCATTTCAATGATACGAGAATCTAACACGGTTGAGAAGTCCTGCTGATTGAAGCCGTAAGCTCCAGCTGCGAACTCTCTTATGTCGCCCATATCCTTGTCATATACTGCCTCGTCGCCCCAGCTAGGGTTGTTCGTAAGCATCTTATCCCACTGGTCCTTCAGATAGACTTGCTGTTTAGCAGTCGTCTGTTGTTCGGCCTGTGTCGCGGCGTCAGTGGCCTGTTGTCCAAGCTCCTGCTGTATCCGCTCGATTTTCTGATACTTCGCTCCAAGCTCCTGTCGCTTAGCGGACCATTCTGCCGGGTTGAACTCTCGCAGGTCTTCCCAATCTGTTGACCGGAACTCTGCCACAATTTCTTCCTGCAAAACTTGCGCTAATCGCTGGTTTAATTCCAGAGATTGTTTAATCTCGACTGCCTTTGTAGCTACTGCATCCTCGAACAGTTTACGCTCGTCGGATAGTGCTTTAGACTTGTTAGTCACGCTACTTTCAGTCTGATAGTTTTTGAGTACATCAGCCAGTGAGTGTTGACTCTGCTGACCGTCGACCTTGACGTTGAGCTTAAAGCTGCCATCATCTAAGACGGTTAACTGGCTCTCATCGACACCAAGCATCTCTGCTAGGGTCTGGTCTCCCTCTTCGCTATCATCTTCTTTTTCTGCAGACTCATCAACTTCATCAACGTCAGTGGATTCATCGGATAGCTCTTCAGCGTCGTCAGTATCTTCGGTATCTGGGGTATCTTGTGTCTGATTCTTGGTGGGGTCAGCTTCCGCTTCATCACCAGATTCATCGTCGCCCATTAATAGGCTTGCGATGTCATCTATAGGGTCAGAGACGCTCGCCGGGGTGGTGGTAGAGTGGTCTTGGACTGTCATTAGATATTACCTTCATTGTAGTTTATGTTTTGGCTTTGTCAAGTATCTTATTTTGCTCTACTTGAGCCATCTTACCTGTGTTAATCACAGATTCTATTTCCATCTGCAAAGAGTTCAAGCTCTTAATTTGATGGTGTAAATTCACTAAGGCTTCAGTGTTCCCGAGAGGGACATCTTTGAAAGCCTCATAGAGAATTTTCTCTTTATCCTTAAAGAAGTCTCCAAGGAAGTCATTGCGTAGTCTTTTAGCTACCCGGGCCTCATACAGCTCTTCCGCCAGTTGTGCATCAATTGGTGCCAGTTGCGTCATTGTTCAATCTCCGTTATCTTTGTTGGTTGCCAAATAGCCACTCAATAGCCTGCTTACGCTTAGCTGCAGCTTGTGCAGCAGGGTCGGGCACGATGTCGAACTCGATACCTTGCTCAGGGAACTTGGCCCCCATAGTCTTCTCAAACTCAGGGTATCGGTTAAGGTCAAACCCTGCAATCTGGTCTGTCTTTTTGCCAAAATTCATGGCCTCTTGGAAGTCCATTATCTGTCTAGTAGGCTCAACATACAGGTCTTCACCCTGCTTCCATGCACCCATCTTGGTGCCGGGCTGTGAGTAGAACTCCTTGTTAGCCTCAATGTACTTAGCCAAGTCAGCTTCTGTTGCGTTCTGCAGTATAGCATTAAGGCCAGTGTTTGTATTAGGCTCCGAAGCTACCATGAAACCCTCACGACCCGGCTTCTGCCCAGTGAACATCTCTACAGAGGTTCCGCCCGTAACATCAATATCCCGGAGGATATTCTCAGGCAATGCCGCCCCATGGCGCCCGACCTGTGCCCGGCGTTGCTTAGGGGAGGACAGGTATAGGTTGCCCGGGTCCAGAGCCTCTTGTCTCAGTTGCTCTTTGCGGTTCATCAATCCTTCAACATAGGCAGCATCTACATCCTGCATGGCCCCACCAAGGTCCATTGAGCGGGGGTCCCGGTTTGGGTCCTTACCTGCATCACGTCGTGCCTTGGTCCAGTCACGCCAGAAATCCTCACTGGGCATACCGCCCTCGATACCGCCCTGATAGCCACGTCCTGCCTCTAGCATTGTGTCATAGGTTTTATGGCCCACCACAGGGTCTTCAAGGATATTACCTGTAGGGTGAGACATCGCCTGACCTGACTGGCCTACGGGGACGTTCATAAACTTGGGGTCGGTGACAGCAAAACGCGCCTCATTGCGGTCTGGAAAGAAGTTCTTAAACTCTGCTTGCCCGGCAATATCCATGAAGTTCTTGCGGACCTCACCGACGTTGTGGAACAGCGCCTCACTGGTTGGGTCATCCATGCCCTGCCATCTGGGGTCGCGCTTACGCATGGCCCGGTTGAATTTCTCCATCCGGCTCTTAGATATTGGGCTGCTCTGCATCATCTCGAAGAACGTATCACTCATCATTCTGTTGAAGTCAGTGGGGTCGTGTGACATAGCCGTGTACGCCATAACCGGGTCTCTGCCCGCTTCCTGTGTCTCTTTGATACGTTTCTGTATGGTAGACACTCGCCCTTTCTTTGAGGCCCATGAGGCATCTGGTCGCTTCATGAAATCAGCGCCACCCTCCAGCCCTACAGGGTTTTTCAGAGGTATGCCGCCCGCCTCAGTGATTTGGCCCCCATATTGGGACCTGTCACCTGTGGCAGAGAGCAGTGTAGTCTTGTTACGGATAAGCTCATCCCAGTCTGGCTCAAAGGACTCAGGTATATTGGGGTCATTGGCTACCACGCGAGAGTGCTCGTCAATAGACTTATTCAGCCGGGTCTTACCCAGAGGGTGCCATAGTCCGGCCTGCTCAGCTTCTACTCTGGACATCGGAGGCTTCTTGGCAGCCATGCTGACGTCATCTGAGCCAAACTTCTGTATCAGGCTCTCGGGCATGATACCTGCAGGGTCCATCAGAGGCAGGTCATCAAAGTAGCCCTGTATCATGTCGTCTGTCATGTCGTCTGTCATGCTGGCAGCATCGACCTCACGTTGTGCTCCAGCCCGCTGCATCCACTCATCCTGCAGTCTCTGGTATGACTCGAAGTCTGATAAGTCTCGGATATCGTCTCCCTTGAGAGCTATATCACTGAGGAACTTAGAGTCTGCGTCAGACATGGCCGCCACTTGAGCGTTACGCTCAGCTATCATGGGGTTGATATGGCCGGGCTGCTCAGCTCTACGCTTATCGTATTGCTGCTTTTGATATTGTTTATATTCTGGACTGCCCTTGATGTTGCTGCGCTCAGTCATCAGCTTATCCATAGCCAATTGTTTACGCTCGACGCCGCCGATTTCAGGAGACCCGCCGACAGGCATACCTCTGCCCTTAGTCGCTACATGGCCTCCCTCATGGCTTAATGTCTCACGCAATATGCTCTCAGCGCTGCCCATTTTCTCGGGGGAGAATGTTTGTGCGAAATCTAATGCGTTCAGGTCAGCGACAGGAAGACCTATCTTACCTGTACCCGGACTATGCCACCCTGTGCCTGACATGAGAGTGGAGTCAGGGGATACGGCAGTCTCAGCCAGCTCTGGCCTAACCTGTTGTATCTTGTGTGGGTATCTTTCACCCATAGTCCACCCTTCAGCTTTGGGGGTAGCACTGGGGTCAAGCACCTCAGAGTACTCAATATCGTTGACCGTGAAATCCCGGTATTTGATACCTTGCTCGTCTGCTAGTTTTTTCTGCTCAGGAGTGAATCTCCCAGATATCATGCCACTCTGTTTAAACTGGGATGGTACACTAGGGTAGTCTTTAGGGATTGCTCTGCCGGGGCCTAAGAAGGGTATGGACATCAGCGCTTCAATAGCCGTAGCACCAGCCGCCCCTGCGAGCGGGGACCCTGTGGCCTCGAAGGCCTTATCACCAAGGTACTTGTTGGCTGATTCCAGCGCGTCTGTAATAGGCGCCATGGTTTCAGATACACCTCTCAGTGACGCCTGTCCCTCAGGAGTTCGTGGTGCGTAGGTAAGCGCCTCACGTATGTTTTCAATGGCCATAGAACCCTTGTTAGAGTCATTGGCCATAGCTGCTGCCAGAATGCCGCCAATACCTGCGACAGGCTCAGCGGCCATACCAGACACAATAGCTGCAAGGGCCTCAAGGTCCCCGCTTCCCGATGGTGCATATTTACTCCTGCGTTTCTTGGCCATTGTCATCACCTTTAGCTTGGTTTACATTCTCTTGATGCATTTTCTCAGTCTCACGGTTGTGAGTGAGTTCCAGCTCAGTCAATTTCAGAGCCTCTTCTTGCTCAAGTTTAGCATAATCATAGGCCTGTTTCTGTCCATCTTTGATGGCAGTAAGCTCGGTCTTGGTATGCTCTAATTGAAGCTGCAGGGATGCTTTCTCAGCGTCCATACTCTGCTCCATAGCATCCATCTGCAGTTTACCTTGCTCAATCTGGACCTTGGCTTGCTGTGACTGCAGTGCCGCTTGGCCCTTCATCATCTCAGCTTTGCCCAGCTCAGCTTGTGCCTGTGCCAGCATCTGCTCCAGCTCATCTTGCTTTTTCTTCTGCTCAGCATCCTGCTTACCCTTATCCTCTTTCTTCTGCTGACCCTCAGTACCGTTGGGGTCAAGGAAGTATGGTGCTGCACTGGTCAATCCTGACACCCGGCAGAACTCATCCATGGACTCATAGACCTGTGCTTGGTCCACCATGGTGTTACGTGGGTCAGCCATTAATTGTGACTGGTATGCAATTACCTGCTGAATAGCGCCTACTTTGCGCTGGTCGTCTCCGGTTCCGGTGCCCACTGTGACTGTGGTGCGTGAACGCTCACCCCATTGGCTGGGGTTAACTTCTGCCCACTCACCCTTGAACTTGAAGGAAGTGACCGAGTCTTTATGGCGCACCAGCTGGTCTCGAATCTTGACATAAGCCCCTTTCATCCCGGTCTCAGCGATAACGCGGACCATTAGCCCGGTCAGCTCCTCTTTAGCCGTCATCAGTCTGGCTACACCCTCAGAGCCTACAGCAGTGCCTAAGGCATCCACTTGACCTGCGGAGTCAGGACTCACGCCCACCCGACCTGTACGGACTTGGTCAAGGTAGTCCAGCATCTGGTAACCTTCCTGACCAATCGGCTGGACTTCCAGCTCACGAATCATTCCCGGTGCCTTGACCCTCTTAATACCACCCGGCCTTGAGACCAGCAAGTCATCAATGTTGACCTGTGACTCAACCACCTCTTTCTCACGGTTGTTCTGTAAGTAGAGGTTATCAAGGATGTTACGCCATAAGCTGGTCTTCTGGTCCTGTAATTGCTTGAGACGGTCGTAGATGGAAAGGCCATAGAATTTATGGGCCATGATGATACAAGAACTGGATACAAATGGGTTTTCCTCACATGGGGTTAACTCAAGGATATCAGTGGGCTCATCCACGCCAAGGGTAGTGACCTGCATAAGCTGTGCCACTCCTGTGCGCTCGACATCAATCATCATGTAGCACTCAGCCACCTCCAATAGGGTCTGGCTGTCGTCTTCAGAGTAATTGGGGTCAGATACGGAGGACTCACCTTGTGCGGAGAAGCGCTGTGACTTGCCTGCAGGGTCAGATATGTTGTCTGTAGCATTGTTGACTATGTCTTCGTCATACCCCTCTTCAATCAGGTCAGACTTAGTTCTCAGCCGGACGTGCGCAGAGAATCGTGCCCTATCAAGGGATAGGCTGTCGTGGTGTTGATTGACCCTGAAGTCTTCTGGGGCTACACAGTCCACGTTTATCTTGCCCTTAGTGTGAGTCACTGAAATCTGGCAGGATATCAACATAGGCGGGTTGCTTTGCAGCTGTTGACCCATCATACCCAGCTGCTGTATCGCTTGCTGCTGTTGCTGAGGGGGCATTGATTGTATCTGTTGTTGGAACTGCTGCATCTGCTGCTGCATGGCCTGCATCCGTGGCTCATCCAGCTCACGCATCACGCCCACCACTTCCACCTCTGGCATGGACGCCAGCATGTTGAACTGTTGCTCATTCAAGCCGTCATAGCGCTCGGTCTTGACTGTGTCAGTCTCATCATAGTAGATTTTGAAGATACCGTTCTTCTGCAGCAGGGCATCTTTGACGAACTCATACAGGTTCAGGAAGCCTTCGTTCTCCTTCATGAACACGTCATGGGTGAACTCTGTCTCCAGCTGGGCTTGTGCCTCATCCTGCTCGGATATCGCATCAAACTCAACGACTGGACCCTTAGCGACCAGCGCCTTGATAATCTGCGGGAGAATCCACTCCACTGCATCAGCGACATCTGTGCTGACAATCTGGGAGCGGCCCTCAGTCTCATCGCCTCGTGGGTTGCCAAGGTAGTAGTCGAGAGAGTCTTCCCGGTTACCATCTATCTCGGTGCTGAAGATACCTGACGAGGCCTGCGACATCTCCGCCGCGACAATGTCCAGAATCTCCTCATCAGACAGAGGACCTTTGCCCTCATCATCCTCTTCACCTTCAATATTGGCCAGCATCTGCTCTTCGCCGGCGCTGCCTTCAGTGAGCATAAGCTCGGTTATCTCATCTATCGGTACGCTCATAGCTTGTCCCCACTTGGTTTATATTCAATAGCTGGTGCATCAATATCTGAAAGTCCATATGGACCTCGGTCATGCTCTGTGGCCCCAACGCGCTGTGCCTTGGTGCGTGTGTAGCCACCACCGCCACCACCCTCGCTAGTCTTTCGTGCTTTCTTCTTAGGCTTGGCAATCATATGTGCTCACTCCCTTCTTTGTACTCAATATCCACGCTCCAGCTATTAAACTCAATCTCAGGCTCAGTAATGGCCAGATAGCGCATAGAGTCTGCAAAGTCTGACGTCCAGTCATGGAATGGCTTGTCATCAAACACCTTACGCTCTTCATTATATTTGGTTCTGTATCGCTTCAGCGCCTTGAGCCCATCGGCACACTTGACCTTGTCGAAGTAGCAGCGGGACAGGAATGTCTTGGTTGCCCGTATGCCGTCATCAAGGCCCACACCCTCATGGATGCCGGGCGCTATGGAGACATTGAAGCCCAGTTTCTCGAACACCTCACGGCGTCTCAGTCCGGTAATCATACCACGGACCTTGCCGTCATGGGGCAGGACTACTTGACTAATAATGTACTCTGAGTCAATCAGCTTCTTAGCAATTATCTGCAGGTTGGTGCCTTTGAACTCCCAGCAGTCTATCAGCCTGACCTCTGAGGCGTGCCGTTGAGCAAACCAGAGTATCATGCTGTCCCCCATGCCGAGG